AAAAATTCCGTGATTTTATATGTCTGGACTTTAGCGAATATGACACTACATTGCCCACTAATTTAATAAATTATGCATTTGAAGTGGTTAAAGCAGCATTCGTTACTGGTGACGAAAAAGAAGACATGCGAATATCACGTGTGTTAAATTGGTGCAAAGAACAGATGATATATTCTAAAGTGATATTCCCTGGGAATGTAGTTATGACTAAAAATGTTGGGTTATCCTCTGGCTCAGTCTGGACTAGTGTAATTGGTTCAATATGTAACTATGTCCTGTGGAGACAAGTCATAGAGAAGTATAACATGGCCCACCCGCATAATAGATTAGAATCAGAAGATTACAAAATAAACGTATGCGGTGATGACTCTCTGATTATGGTTAAACGCAAAATGATACTACACCAGAGAGTCTCGGACATATTATTAGATCTGATGACACATTACGCTCATAGTATCGGCATGAAAGTAAAAGATAAAGCGAGTCACGTGTACTATGAGCAATATGTCCGAATATTCAACAAAGAAATTAAAAAATTAGAACCATGGACACCAGGAGTAACACGGAAATGGTTCACATATGTTTTTGCTAAAACGTGGAAGTATCTTGGATACTCGATGTTACCAAATGGGACAATGATCCGTCCAACCTTTGAAGTAATGGTTAGGTTGGTAAATCCTGAACGGCCACCTAATGATCTATATGAACATGTCCAACGACTAATGTGTGCGTATTTTGAGAATAGTGAAAATATTAATTTCGTACGACTGTGGCATGGCCTGATGTACGACGCACTTTGGATGATGTCTCATATTAAAGCTCGCGACATTAAAGCGCGCAACAGGTGGCGTTTCTTCAAATGGAAGAAAGATATGAATATGGATAGTAGATCCATAGCCAAAAATACAAGATTGTGGTGGTTCAAGAAGAATGAGTATGCTCCTAATCACTTATTAGATAGGAGTATGCATATGGGGCGCAGATGGCTGGTAGCTCCTGATAAAAAATATATATCTTTTTTTAAAAAAATACACAATATCTCTCTCAGAATTAAAGAAAAAAAAATAGAGATAT